TTCTGCCACTTATTCCACTTTATCCACTTTATCCACTTTTAAAAAAAGTGGAGCAAAAATATCTGCCACTTTATCTATCCTTTCATCTATAATTTTTTGCTCCACTTTTTCTAAAAGTGGATAAAATAGTATATATTTTTGCTCCACTTTTTCTAAAAGTGGATCTAAAAGTGGATAAAATAGTATATATTTTTGCTCCACTTTTTCTAAAAGTGGATCTAAAAGTGGATAAAAATAGCAGAAATTTTTGCTCCACTTTTTCTAAAAGTGGATCTAAAAGTGGATCATTTCCAGATCTTTCAAGTTCCAATATTCGCAACCTCCACCTGGAATTGGACGCTTAATAATAAAAGGAATTTTTTTCTCTTTCAATTCCAATTCGGCAATAATATAACCATCAATAATATTTTCAGGGACTTTTACAAATGGTTTAGATCCGGTCTCAATTTGTTTGGCTCGCTGGCCAAGAATACGCGCTCTTTCATATTTTGTCAAATATGGTATGGTTTTATGTAATGGATCGATAACAATTCCTTCACTATTTCTTACTATATGAGTGAGTTTTGTAATTTCATCATAATTATGACTTACACATTCTGGATGAAATTCTTCAACGTAATTTTTTACTAAATCAGCATTAAATTTCTCCATATAATTGTCGTTGTATTCCTCATCTTCATTGTCATCATCATCATCTAAAATCATGAGTTGTTTTTTTTGACTCTTTTTTTTTATAGATTTATTAGGAGCTTGTTTTTCTTCTACTTCTTCTGCTTCTGCTTCTGCTTCTTCTTCTTCTGCTTCTGCTTCTACATCAGAATCATCTTCCTCTTCTTCTGGTTCGCTACCTATTTCTGATTCGTCTACTATAGAATTTTCATCTATTTCTTCGTCTGATATATCCGCATCATCTGGCTCAGCAATATTTTCAACTTCTTCCTTTTTTTCAGAAATAACGGATTCAACATCACTATCCTTTTCGCTATCACTCGAATAAAATTCTTCGTCGCTCATACTATATAATAATTAGACATACTTTTAAATAATTTATCTCAATTTTCTTTAAAAAAGAAATTAAATAAAGACATATAAAAATGCAAAAAAACCCGCAATATGAAGTAATCCATGATTCAATAAATGATCATTGCAACACCATTCTCTGCTAGAAAAAAAATGACTTCTATAAAAAGCACATAACGCCAATAAACCCAACAAAAAATAAAATACTAAAGATGTCATAGATAACTTTTTATAAAAAAGAGTATACAATGCAAACAACAAAATGGTAATTTTAGCAATCAATGCATCCACTTTATGAATCAAAGAATGTTGTATAGGATGATACCAAAATAGTTGCGAAAAAATAAAACACAATAACAAAATAAAAGCCAACAAATGTTGGCCTATTTTTTTATGGTGTTTCAATGAATAAATACATAATGGTATAAGAAATAATCCACTGGTAAGGCATAAATAACAATGTTTTTTCATACTATATTCTTATAAAAGATTTCTATTATGCATTCTCATTTGTTTTCCATATTGTATCACATTCAGAACACAAATAAATATACTTCATATTTGCATCATCATAACGAATATAAATAATTTCGCGCTCTTTATCCTCGGTATTTGTCAAACATTCCGAATTTGGACACAATACAGAATTAATACGAGGTAATGTTGGATCCAATTTCGTATATGCGTTGACAATATGACTAAAGGTTTGCTCTGATTTCTTTACTTGTGTTTTTGATACGCAAACATTTTCAATGGCCAATAATTTATCTTCGTGACCACATTTGCGACAATAATACACCAATTGATTTGGATCATCACTATTTATTTGAATATAATACATATTGGAGCAATTAGAACAAAAATGCATGCTTACTATAATATAAATACAATATATTTATATTCTTTTTTATTCAATTTTTTAATAAAAAGAATCTAGAAAAAGAGAGAAGGAACTTTAAGAAAGTGCCATTTTTAACTGAGACAATTGTTCTAAAATTTTATTATAATCTACATTTACATTCATGCTGTAAAATCCAGTTTTAAAATTTACTATTTGCTGTTTAAAATCCGTATTTTTTCGACTAGCAAATTCAATCAAAGCATCCATGTTTTTTATAAAATTTTCGTTTATAAAAGATCTAAAATTCTCAAAAAATGGCAAATAAATATCTTCTTTTCTAGAAAGAATATCACACACCGCGGTTTGTAAATTCGAATATTCTATAATTTCATTATAAAATTGCATATCTTTGTGCCCATTGGATACACCAGGCTCGTTTAAAAGAGGATCTTTACAAAGCAACGTACACAACGTTAAAAGAATAGTAGAAATCGTTTGACAAGATGTCCATTGTTCTCCTCTCCAAGTATTCAAGAGAGAAACACACACTTTACCACAAATATATAAATTTGGATTCATTCGAATATTGTATCCATTGGTACAATATTTTACCTTTGGCGGACTATGAGGATAATCGGTCGGATAGTTCAACTGAAAAAAATAATTTCCGCCAAAATAAGGTGTATCTTTTGGTCCAACAATCATTGCATACCCTTTTAACAAGTCAGTATCATCGTGAATATAATAAATACCTTGCTCAGTGAGAGGATTTTTTATGATTTGTTTCACATCCTTTAACAAACGAGTAATGGTTTCTTTGGATATAAATGTGGTACTAGACATTCAATACTATTATACTAGTAAAATTTTTAAACCAATTTTAAATATATATATTATCAATCTAATGTATAAAAATTGCAATATAAAGAACTCAAATAAATAGAAAAAAATGAAATAGAAAAATATCATTATATTATATTATATAATGACATCCAACTGCATGGAAACCACAAGATTTAAAGATTTAAACGAGTTCTTAGCAAAGCATAGTGCTAAGAATAATTCTGGGGAAAATTCACAACCATATACACATACTAGAATCCCCGACAAAGAATTAAACATACATGCAGGTTGTTATATTATTCCAAAAGTAGAATTACACATTTTCTATGCTTTATACCATGAAAAAATATTTGAAAAAGGCCACAAGGAGTATTTAACAGAAAAACAATTGGACTCCAATGGACCTTTAGTAGTTGATTTCGATTTCCGATATAAATATGACGTAGATTGTAGACAGCATACAAGCGATCATATAAATGACATGATTTGTGAATATTCTGCGATCCTTCAGGAATGTTATTTAGTCCAACCAGATGTGCCCTTTCCTGTATATATTTTCGAAAAGCCGCATGTAAATAGATTATCAGACGGATCTTTGACAAAAGATGGTATTCATATGATAATTGGTGTACAAACGGACCATACTATGCAACTCATTATTCGTGAGAAAATGCTTGCAAAATTGCCAGAAATTTGGGATTTACCATTTATTAATGATTGGGATTCAATATTAGACATGGGAATTAGCTCAGGTAAAATAGGCTGGCAGTTATTTGGGTCGAGAAAACCGGGAAATGAAGCCTATGAATTAACACATCATTATGTAATGACCCTAGATGGCGCAGATAATAATTTCTCTATGGACGAACGCGACGTGAATAAATTTGATTTGAAGAACAATTTTGAAAAGCTATCCGTGCGTTACGAAGGAAACCCGAAATTTGAATTGAATCCTAAAATCTTAGATCTATACAATAGCAGATTACAAACAAAAGGATCCGGTAAAATGGTAAAGAAAGCTTCTAGTCGAACGAAAATGAATTTAATTATAGAAGAAGAAGAGGAAGAAGAAAATAGTATATCTATTCATGATATTAAAGACAAAGAGACCTTAGAAAAGGCAATGAATCTAATTCTAAAAGATTTTGTAGAAAAAACCCAATATGAAGTTGTAGAAACACATCATTTTGCTCAAGCGCTGACTGCAAAATATTACGAGCCTGGTTCGCATGTATTGAATCGACAAGTTGCTTTTGCGTTAAAACATACAGACGAAAAATTATTCTTATCATGGGTGCTATTAAGGAGCAAAGCATCCGATTTCGATTACAATACTATTCCAGAATTGTATAATTTATGGAAGAAATTCGGCAAATCAAATCATTGTGGGTCTAAAGTAACGCGCAAATCTATCATGTATTGGTTGAGAAAAGAAAATTTTGAAGCTTATGAAAAAATCAAGGAAAGTACTATTGACTATTATTTGGAAATCGCTTTTGAGACAGGTACAGAATATGATATTGCAAAGGTATTGAGGCAAATGTTTAAGGATAAATATGTTTGTGTCAGTTATGATAAAAAAGGAATATGGTATAGATTTTGTAATCATCGTTGGATTCCGGACAAAGGGTTATTGCTACGTAATAAAATATCCGAAGATTTGTACAATTTAGTAAACGATAAGGCAACGCGTTTAGGCGAACAAATGAATGAATTTCAAGAAGACGATGAACGCCGCGAATTCTTAAAGAAAAAAATTAAAATAATGATGGAAATCCGTATTCGATTAAGACGCACAAATGACAAAAACAACATTATGCGTGAAGCCGCGGAGATCTTTTATGACGGCGAGTTTGTGCGCAATATGGACACTAATAAATATTTAATGTGTTTTGACAATGGTGTCGTGGATTTTGCAAACAAGGTTTTTCGCGAAGGATATCCAGAAGATTACATTACAAAAACTACTCATATTCATTATATTTCATATGATGAAGATAGCGTGTCTGAATCGTTTCAACAAACAAGGGAACAAATCATTGAATTTATGAATAAATTATTTCCAATTCCTGATGTAAATAGATACATGTGGGACCATTTAGCTTCTTGTTTAATTGGCTCCAATAAGAATCAAACATTCAATGTGTATCATGGTTCTGGTAGCAATGGTAAATCTATATTGGCCGATCTTATGTCTGTAACATTAGGCGAATACAAGGGTACGATTCCCATCACTTTAGTAACCGATGCTCGTGGCAAAATTGGTGGTACATCCGATGAAGTTCTAAAACTGAAAGGTGTGCGTTATGCGGTCATGCAAGAGCCACAAAAGGGGATGAAACTGAATGAAGGTATTATGAAAGAACTCACTGGTGGTGATCCATTGCAAGCCAGAGGTTTGTATTCGGAATCGGAAATTTTCGAACCTCAATTCAGTTTAGTTGTTTGTACAAATAATTTGTTTGATATTGAGAGCAATGATGATGGTACTTGGAGAAGAATCCGCAAATGTGATTTCAAGTCCAAGTTTATTGACGAAGGAGAAAGTTATAATGATGAAACACCTTATGTATTTATTAAGGACAAGAGCTTGAAAGATAAGCTACCTACATTTGCACCAATATTTGCCAGTTTGCTAGTAAAGCGTGCGTTCGAAACTGGTGGTGTTGTGCTAGATTGCGAAACCATATTACAGGCTTCTAATTCATACAGAAATGGTCAGGACCATATTAATGCATACATTAAGGAAATGATTATTCGAACAAATGATAAAAAGGATAAAATTGGCAAAGGAGGATTAATGCAGTCGTTTAAGCAATGGTTTGAACAATCACAAGGCACTAGAAAAGTCCCTAAGGGCGATGAATTGTATGAAGCCATGAATAAGAAATTTGATAATCCAAGCAAAGACGGCAAATGGCATGGTGTTAAATTTTACGAACCTGAAGAAGAGGAAGAAGATATGTAGAAATAAAAAGAAATACCTATACTTGTTAAAAATGTTATAAACAGAAGAACTTTTTATAACATTATTTTTTACATATTTTTGAATTCATTATAACCAATATGTTCATCAATATCTTTTTTATACACGTTTTTAGGTAATAAATTATACACCTCATATAAAATGTATACAAATAATCCAAGTAACCAAGTGGAAAAGAATGGCAACAAAATAAGCCCAATAAAAGTAGCTGCAGTTATTTTCCAATCTGTCTTAGAAGGATACATCAGAGAGAAAAATCCATAACATAATACAGATATAATATAAACAATCAAAATAATATAATAATAATAATATTTCAATGTATCTACTTCTTGATCTTGATAATAAGTTTTGCGCTCATTTGTGAGTATATCATTTGTAGAATCTCTTAGATGTTTGGTCATTTCCGCATTTTCCCTTTTATATTTTTTATAAAGATCCACTACATTTCTAAAATTAACAAGAATACCAGTATAACTACCTAATTTTGTTTGAATATCTTCTCTCGTTTCTCGGACTTTTGATTGAAACCTTTGAATGGTTTCATTTGCCCTTCTTTCAAGTTGTTTTTCCTGAAATTTATTATATGCTTGTTCGCCTGATGTATGAATTATAAATTGTCTTTGTGCACTTTGTATTCTAGATGGGGCCGATAATAAATTCGATTTTGCGTTTGCTAACCTTTGTCTCAAATTTTGAGTTTCTCTACTTCGTTGACATCTTGCATCACATGTTATTGATTGTTGAAAATTAGAAAATAAAGAATTTATAGTATCAAAATCTATGTTAGTATCCATTCCTATATTATAGTACTATAAGAATTTAAGATTTTTTAGCTTAAAAATTATATGGTTTCAAATTAGTTCTTAAATCTACATCTGCTTTATATTTTCCTGGTTGCATTTTTTCTAAAACATCAAAGCTTTCTGTTGTCTTTATAATACAAATATTTTTAGAATCATCATACACTTGTCCCTCGGAGCAACATGCTTCTCCAACACAAATACCTACATTTCCAATTTTACCCCATGGATCTGAATCGTCATTTGTTGCAGTAGGTGCTGTACTAGGATTAAATGACCAATTGTAGGATTCATAATTCATATTGTCGCGACTCATAATAGAAGCATATGTTTTCCAGAAATTCATAGCTCCAATGACGCCAATAATAATAAATAAAATAAAATAAACCACCTTGGGTAGGAGTCCGCGATTATAAGCAAAAGTTATAATAATTATAGGGATCAATGTAAAGATGACGATTTTCATCAAATTAGCATGTTCAGCGTATTTATCTCCATAATATTGATTTATTTCTACCAATCGTATTTTGTTATTTTTCTCCATTTGCAAATATTGCAAACGTCTTTTTGCTCGGTTCAATTCATTTTCTACAATATTGATTGCCGCGGTTTGTTGTTTTAATGTTCCTGTGGATGATTGTAACGCATTACCAAAAAAATTATTCATATTGCTTAATGTTGTGTATAAATTTACTCTAGTTCCAGAAAGTTGATTCATGTTATCCACCATTTTTGTAATTTCTTCATGTGATAAATTACCTCGTGTTTCTAAAGTTTGTAAAATTTTATTTTCCATTTGTTGCAAATTTTGAATATCTCCTAGAATCTTCTTATTATTTTCAGAAACATTAGGTAAATCATTTTTTGAATTTTCAGACATATTATATAAATTATAATAAGATAATTAAATAATATTTTTTAATTATTATGCATTATTTTTTTTTTAAATGCATTGCTACTAATACAGAGCCTGCTGCTAATATAGACCATAATAAATAATCCGCATTCTTTTGCAACACATTTATATCGCTATCTTCTAATATTTTACTAATATTGTTATTCATCGTAAAACCTTCACTTGTATAATTGGTTACTTGTTCATTTACATCATCATATTCTTTTTGATATTCGTTTACTCCCAAGACATTTTTGGATGCCTGAGCTTGACTTATTCTTGTTCCATTGCTAGATTTATTTATTATGGATGTAATTTCAGTAGATAAACGTTTTAAATTTTCTTCAATAGCACCTAGCTCTTTTTGTTGTGATTCCAAAACAACTGGCAAACCATATTTGGCAGCAACTCCGTTTCGTTTATTATACATCTGCCATTGAACAGAGTCGACACCGATGGTTTTTTCATTTACACCCATTGGTAATGAAGATGGTGTTTTTCCTCGAATATAAATATCTGTATTTTCTAATACTCTAAGAGAGTTTCCATAAGGCCACATACCAGATCCTTTTGGATAACAAACATTGTTTTCATTATCATATACAAAACCATAACATTGGTCATTATCATTACAAGAAGTTTGACATTTTTCTATCGTGGCATTTCCATAAGCTGCATTTGGCAAATCATTTCCATAAGCATCCAATTTCTCTACTTTTCTATAAGCATTTGTAAATTTAAAATTATTATTTGGATATGTGTGCAATATACTATTTTCATCTACAAAACCGAGTTTTCCTATATTGTTTTTAAAAGCCGGTGCTAAAAATTGATAAATCGCATTTATCCAGCTTCCTCCTGCCATTTTGCCATTTGCATTTACGGAACATCCTTGTATTTCTTGATTTGTATAGAGCACTAAATTGCCATCTGTTTGCATCAATAAATAAATCGACCCATCATTGGATCCAATAAAATCACCAGGGGAAAGTGTGGTGCCATTGGGTACCCAATTTTTACCAAATTTGCCTTTTTCTGCGCTAAAACTAGGATTCGCTTTTTGTTGTTTTTCATTTGTTCCAGTTCCCCATATATATCCTTGATTGTCTTCTGGTCCAGTCCCTTTATAGATACACATATTTCCGTCATCTTGTAATATTAAAAAGTAAAATTGATTCGGGTCTAAACTATACACCGCATTGGACCAGCCTCCGCCACTATAAGTGCCGTTAGCTAATTTTGTACAATTTGTTCTTACGCCTAATCTAAATACATTTGCTTCATCATTGGAAAGGCCGCATTGTGCATTATTTCCAGTGCTGCTATTTTGTAGACCAAAGTATTTGTAGTTTTTATCTACTGCTTCCTTTTGACATGACTCGAAATTAAAAGCCTGTCTACCTCTTGATAATAAATTCATTGTTCTTCTTCGATCATCACCATAACATCCAACATAATCAGATGCTATTTTTCCTCCTGGAGAAGCATATACTGCTCTACCACTCGAATTATTTATAACAATAGATCCTTGACCATTTAAAAGAGCAGTAAATCCAGGACCTCCTCGGGTTTTTGATTCCCATAATGAAATTGGTTTGAAAGAATCGCCTTTTCCATACATAGAAATTCTGGTACCTGAATTACTCACCAAACATGCAGCAGTTCCATCTGGTTTTGAGTCTTGTAATGCAAAATATCGGTACCCGCTTTCCTCCGCATATTTTTTACATGTGTCGTAATCTGTATAACCAATGTCAGCTGGATTCCATATCATCGCTCGTTTATCATCACTAACGCCTCTTACTCCAGTGTATAAATTCCATTCCGATATTTGCACAGTATTTCGTTGACGAGATCTATTGTCTGGATTTCCGCATCTAGTAGTGATGATTAAATAAGATGTACATTTTACGCTGCTATGAACAATATAAGTATTACCTCTTCTGGGTTCTAATCTTTGATTGGTTTGATGATCTATTTCTACCCATCCATTACTATTATTACCACAAATGTACCAATCACATGGATCTCTCCCATTTGGATTTCCGCAACAACCTTGACGACCTTTTACATCATATCTAGTAATAACATAACTTTCTGGCAAGACAATTTGCAAGAATTCACCTCTGATATTTGCACGTGTATTATTTTTTAAAAGAACATTATTTAAACTAACTTGACCTAAATAATTACCATTGTTTGCATCATACACATGATTACGATTCTCTATGGAATGCCAAAATGAGTTGTCTCTTCGATTAAACGCCGCCCAAGGACCAAACCGATTGTTGTCATTATTAAAAACACTGGATGCCATCGACGTAAAACCACTTGCTCTATTTGAAGAATTCAACACAGGCACCAACAATGTTTCTGTAGCAGGAGGAGCATCATTGAAACATCCTACATATTCATCCTTAGGATTATCCATCATGCTGTCTACATAAATATTTGTTCCTTCATTACCACAACTTTGTTGAAATCTCATGGGTCTACCACTGATTAAATTTAACGTCTCGATAGGTGTACCTGGAATGCGATATTTTCGTTCCCAAGCGACATCTACATTAGTAAATGTTTTGTCAGGGCATCCATTTTTTCCTGCTATGCTGTCCCAAATGAACCCCATTATAGGTCTTGCAACTCCTTGATTCGTTACATAACATGTAACATTATTTGTGAACCTAATATTTTTTCCCAATAAAGGATTATTGGGATTGGTTCGTTTTGAATAATGGTCAGTAGATAACATCAACTGATTCATTAAATCTTGGTACCTTGTCAATTCTTTATGGTATTCCTCTTTTAACATGTTCAAATGTTTCACTTCTTCAGAAATGGCATCGTTGTTTTCTATTATTTGATTGGATTCTGTTGTTAATTTATTTTCTTCTGGATTATCTACATAATAAGGACTATCACTATCTATAGTATTTTTTATAGATTCTTGATTTTGAAATCCTTCTCTACTTTTTCTCTCTAAAGAATTGGAAAATTTATTTTGATATTTATTAAATTGAACTCCTTGTTGTAAAGATGGTTGAGACATAGATATATTAGTTATTTCATCTAAAGCATTACAATTATTTAAGTTGCTTGTCATATTAATATATTCAAATACAAAAATATATTTATATTTCCAAAATAGAACCTTATTCCTCTTCTTCCTCCTCGTCATCTTCCTCTTCCTCATCTTCCTCGTCACTATCACTTTCATTTTGGTATTGGTTTTCGTTATTTTGCTGAGTTATAATTACTAAAAGAATGAAAATAAGAAATAACAATATACAAATCAAAATCATATATATGGTTATATTTTGTTTTACTTTTCCTCCAACACCTCCTCCAGATTGAGGTCCAGAAATAACATATCTCATAAGCAAAAGAATCAAAAATATACCAACAAATAGTAAAACAATATAATTACTATAATTCGCATTTAATATTATAGTTTTATCATTATATGCTGCATTTAGTGTTTGAAATTCTCGAGACATTTTTTTTATTTCAGCTCTATCTTTTAATAATATTTCATTATTTTGTATTAAAATATTTTCTTGTTCTTCGATATTTTCATTTGTTTGTAAAGATTGTTTATCTACATTTTTAAATAAAACCATAATTTGTTGATTCAAATCTGTCATTTCGGTATTTAAAACATGTAAGCGTTTTTTATAATACAATACTTGATATGTAATTGCAGTCATATTGTTTGCAGGTATAATAGACCCTTCGCCGCTAGATAATGTACAATCATTCGATGGTGAAATAAATGTAGCTCCGGTACAAGTTGTATTTGAAATACATGAAGATTGGCAATCCGAAATAGTAGAATTTGCTAAAACTTTTAAATTATGTTCACCAACAAAAGAACTATCTGGAATTTGCATAAAACTTCTATCATTTGCATGTAATAAATTCACATATCTATCATAAATTTCTTTATATTCTGTAAGTTTATTATTGAATTGATTTTTTAAATCTTGAATAGAGCTAGGCATATTATATAAATACATAGAAAATAAAGAATTTTATAAACTATAACTATGTATTTATTTATTCATATTGGGTACATTTATATTGGGTACATTCATATTAGGTACATTCATATTGGGTACATTCATTGTTTTATTTTTAGATAAATAATTATATCCTACAAATCCAAAAAATAATCCAAACAAAAGATAAATGATAATTGTTCTCACAGAAGGCATACTATTATACACAGCATTCACATATTGATTGTATAAATGAAACCCAGATACCATTAAAATAATTGCAAACAACACATAATAAGGATTAATCGCACTTACACCCGAAATACCCCCTTTTATTGCTGGCTGAATTGCAAAACTTATTTTTTCACTAGTAGCTTTGTCTATTGAAAAACTAGCTAAAACAAGGATGAATATGAACGCCAAAAAACATAATATATAAAATACATAATAACTTTGGGTACTATACAAACTAGATTTGTATTGTGATTGCTCTAAAGTTTGATACTTATTAATCAATGCATCTATTTTCTTTCGCTTATCTTTTAATCCATTGTATTCATCAATAAGATTGAAGCCCCTTAATTTTCTCATCTTTTCAGATACAATAGTCCCCACTTCTGCTATTTTTTTCTGTATTTTTTGATTTACACTATTCAATTCTGAATTAATCGAATCCACTATACTCAACAAATGCGCGCTTTCTGGTATAATGGCTCGATCATTTTCATCTGCTGGAATGGGGGACCCCGGTCCGCTTCTTAAATAACACGTATTATTCCCCGCATTAAAAGTAGCTCCCGAGCAGTTAATATCATTTGCACAAGATGCTTTACATTCATCAATTGTAACATCAACAGATTCACTTAAAGGTGATTCCCCCCAAAATGCTTGACTTTCTATTTGGGTATAATTTGGCGCATTGATTACATAATTTGGTTTTTCCGCAGTACTAAATGTTTGAGTACCATATTTTTCATTTATAACACAAGTAATACTTCTTATGCAACAACTATCCTTATAAGGTCCATTCCAGGGAGTCGATAAATCTTTATAATTGTCTTTTGTATATATTTGATGATTTGTTCCAATACCAATAAAGGTACCATCTGGCGCAATAGTAATCGATATGACACTACGAGTTCCATCTCCCATATATTGCCAAGATTGACTAGCTAAGTTTAAATAACTATTTTTTTTAAATACACCTTGATTACGACCAATACAAAAAACAGATCCATCTGGAGCAATACAAACTGCGCTTACCCATTCTCCACGAGATGCGGTTTTTCTCCATCGTCCATTTAAATCTGGCTTTGTCCATAATTGATGATCTGTGCCAATCCCTATAAGTGTCCCATCTTGTCCCATAGCAATATCTAATTTACAACAATCATTTTGCGTCGCATTTATTTCAGTCGATTCCCAATTTGGTTTAGTAAAAATTCTTCTATGTGCACACCAAATAAGCATATGTCCATCTGTACCGGTGCAAATTCCTGAAATAGAATTAGCGTCTCCTGGTGTTTTTTCCCAGTGTGCATCCAGACCATTTCTTCTATATAATCTACCATCTGTACCAACACCAATTATAGTATATGGATTTTCTATATGTCCATAACATCCTCTTCTATGTTTGATATCCTTACTCGTTGCCCATATAAAAGAATCCTCAATGAGTTCATTTAATGTTCTTTTTTTTGCCCAGCTATTATTTGCATCTACCATTCCAGTAGTAGTACAACCCGCTTTTTTCCATATTTCATCATAACATTGTTGATCAATTCCTTTGTCTGTTGCGTCATATTTTCCACATGGAGTCAACGAATGTGCTTTTATATTATCTATATAATCCAAAACGGCTTGATTATACCTTACTAAAAGAGTTTTATAAGTAGAATTCAAACTTTCTAAATCTAAAGCTAGTGAAGAAGTTTTTTCGTCATCATTATTATTATTATTATTATTATTTTTATTCATATATATTTATAAAACATTTAATTTTTTATAGATGGACAAATTGTTTTAGGTTTATAAAGAAAGAAACATGTTATAGAGAGAAAAAATACCATTAAATAAGGATTCCATTGTATAGGCGGATCTATTGGATCATTAAATAGAGATGCAAATTTATTTTTATTTTTATCTTTATATTTTTCTTGTATAGATAAAAAATTTGGTTTTATATACAAGTATGGATTACAATATTTTTTTTTTGAAAAAATAGTCAACATTTATTTTTTTTGATATTTTAAAAAATAAATTTAAACGTTTATTTGGGTTTAACAAAATTGCTGGTTAAATTTTTAATACCACTAGACATATCACCACTACTATTGCTATAAGTATTTTTAATTAAAACACCAACAATCATAATGCTAAATATCAAAGCCCAATTTCGTAAATAACCTTCTTCATATATATTTTTATAATCATAAATCAACTCACTCGAAGCATTGTTTTTATTTTCTTCAATTGAAAAACGACGTTTTAATCTTCTATTTTTTTGCCTTTCACGAAAAATCATTCTATTTAAGCAAACCATTGCGTTGTTTATTTTTTCCGTATTTACTTCTATATCATTCAATAATTCAAACAATTGAGTGCCAAAACTACCAATATTGTTTTGTAAATTGGAAAAAATTTGTTGATATTCTGCGTATTCTGGATTTTTATGGTAAAACACAAAATAGGTTCTAAATTCATTTAAAACAGGTGGCATTCTTTGTAATATAGTTTGTAATCTTTGTCTTGCTTGATTTGGTCGTAAAAAATCGTCTAATTCTATGTCTTTTTCTGAAAATTTGCAAAAATTGGAAGGTCGTTGTCTATTCATTTGATTGCTATATTAAAAGGATATATTTTCTTCAGAAAATATCTTCATTTTTTCAATTTCTTTTATTGTATCCTGATAATTGCCAATAAATTTTTCATCTAAAAATACCATGGGAAATACTTTACATTCTTTTCCAATGAGTGATTGAATATATGCTAAGAATTCATCTCTTTTTTCGATTAAATATTCATCACAATCAATTACTTGAAATGTTATTTTTTCATTTTTTAATAGTTCCTTTACTTTGCTACAATTGGGGCAACCTGATTTACTATAAATAGTAAAGCCGTTTTTTGAAGGATTTTCAAACTCTTCCACTTTTTCCACTTTTAGAAAAAGTGGAGCAAAAAAAAATAATTTTTGAACCAAATTTTTCTAATATATTGAAGATATTTTTGCTCCACTTTTTTTAAAAGTGGAAAAGTGGAACTATGTACATATTCTATAATATTTGCTAGTAATGGATGTTTTACTTGCTCGAATAATTTCACACACTTGACCAGGTCTTAATCCTATCACTCTTGCAACTGGATCGAACCTAGAAATATCTGGGAATTGCACTTTGTTTGTAACATTGTAACGCTTCATAATTTCATCTACATCAGAATCCTTTAACACACGATGAGGCGGAACCAATGTATGATTTAATATATTAAATTGAAGTCTTTTAATGCTTTCAATGACAATAAATATACCATCTGCTTCCCAAATATGCTTGATTTCGTTGATAAGTGTTTCATTTGGCTCATCTTTAATAATGATAAACAATGTATCCTTTTTTTGCAGCGTTTCTGTCAAAACAAACAAATCGTCAATCATTTCCTGAATATTTTTAGGCGCTGGTCTTGACGCTAAATAATAGCGAATATAGATTTTTTTCTTGTCATTTTCATCCTTTGTTTCCAAAAGCATATCCAATTGATTGTTTAACTTCATCGAATTGACTTCATTCACACTAAAATTAGCATAATCATTAATAAGATACCCTTGTTTTTCCATCAATTCTAAAATTATTTTCCTAGAATTGAAAATATGTGAAATGAGTAAACTTGAATTCTGGCTGGTCATAATATTATAATATAAATATATTGATTTATTTTTAATTCAATTTTATTATATGTTTATTTTTCGCGTTTCATTAGAAGAAGATTCTGTTTTTTCTTCAGTAGATTCTGTTTTTTCTTCAGGAGATTCTGGTGTTTCTATTTCTAAAATAGATGGTTCTTCACTTTTACCATATTCTTGAACAATAGGAGTAAACGGAATTGTTTCTTCTTGTGGCGGTACTTCTTGTTGTTGCATTTGTTGTGGTTGTTGTATTTGCATTTGTTGTTGCATTTGTTGTTGCTCTTGTTGTTGCTGTGGCGCTTGTACTAAATTTTGTATAGACGCTAATCCTTGGGAAGTCAAATTTTGGATGGTTTCAATTCCTTTACTAGCTAAATCTTCTATAGTAGTAGTAACAGGAGGTGTCGTCTCTACCATTGTCTCCTCTGAAGGATATGCAGGGGACTCTACCATTGTCTGCTCTGCAGGATATTCAGGAGAAAGAGGAGGTGTTGCTGGAACAAATTCCTCTTCTACAACTCGAGCAATAGGCTTCTTTTGTTTCAATTCACTATTCATAGAAGCATTCATATTTTTCAACAAAGTTTCAATAGGTTCATTCGATTTTGTCAAGCGATGTATGTTGTCTGAATAAGACATATTCAAAAGTTGATCTACATTGTCTTCCGTTATAATGCGCATTTGCACATTCATTACTTGTAATTCTTGTATCAACAATTTCAATGAATAAGGCACACGTATAATGCTAAATGATCTTCCAAATCTACTCAAATTCTTTATATTTTGCGAGCCATCTGGATTTGTAAAAAATTCAATAGGTCCATCTGCATAAGGACTTAAAAATAAGTTTTGCGATTCATTATAAATAGCAACCGCACCCGTTTTATTACAAATACCAACATAATATTCATCTCCTCTTACCATAAAAGATTCGTTCAAAAATTTAGCCATTCCGTGTGCAGCTACACCATCACGTTCCATTTCTCCAATACGTAAACCACCATCATTTGCGCGTCCTTGAACAGGTTGTCTTGTTAACATTGTATTGGGTCCTCGTGCTCTAAAATTAATTTTATCTTTCACCATGTGTTTTAATCGCATATAATAAGTAGGACCAATATAGATGTCCGCGGATATTTGATCACCTGTCATACCATTGTATAATACTTGATTACCAGTAGCATTGAATCCTGCTTCCACAAGCATAGGAGCATAGGTAGAGTAATTTGAACCTTTGCTTTGAAATGCGGTACAATCGCCAAATGCACCATAACTAGCACATAGTTTTCCAAATAGCGTTTCTGCAATTTGACCTATTGTCATTCGACTCGGAATAGCATGAGGATTTATAATTAAATCAGGTCGAATACCATCTTCAGTAAATGGCATATTTTCTTCCGGAATAATCAGTCCTAGCGTGCCTTTCTGACCGGCGCGACTAGCCATTTTATCCCCTAGAGCAGGTAAGCGTTCTTCTCGCACACGAACTTTTGCAATATTGAAACCTTCTTCTCCAAGAGTAATAAAGGATTTATCTACATAACCAAGCTGCCCTTTTTTGGGTTTTACTGAATCGTCAATCCATACATCTTTATTTTCCATATTTGTATTAACTTTTCCAATAAGAACCATTTTATCATTCAATTCAACATTCTCTCGAATCATACCATGTTCATCCAATTGACTATAATCACAATCGCGCTTCTTTTTGATCACATTGTTTTTCTCAATATTTGCAAATTTTGAACTTGTACTTCCGGTAATTTTGGCACTTTCTTCTCTCGATTCATACATAGAATAATAAGTGGTTCTAAAAATTCCTCGTTGAATTGCGCCCTCATTGATCAAAATAGCATCTTCAACATTGTAACCAGTATAACACATAATAGCTACTATAGCATTTACACCATAAGGTTGTTCTTCGTTGTTAATGTATTCCAAATATTTCGATTTAATAAGAGGCACTTGTCCATAATTCAAAATCACACCCATTTTATCCATACGCATTTGAAAGTTACTATGATATACCGAAACGGCTTGTTTGCTTTGACCACATGAAAAGGCATTACGTGTTACAGGATTGTTTTCGGGATAAATAACTAAATTTCCCATGACACCCAGTATCAACGAAGCATCTATTTCTAAATGTGTATACCATTTGCTCTTTTTAAAATCTTCGAGAGAATTGGCAATAAGAGCAGTTTCTTCTTCAGAAGTATCCAGAAAATCCAATATGGATTTGGATTTTTCCAATTTATCTATTATAGCTCCTTTTTCAGAACCAATACCAGAATACAATTCACTGATTTCATACAATCTATTTTTTTTTATCGAAAATTGTGGATCTATTTTTTCCAAAAAACCAGATACTAAATGTTGCCAGCTAATTTTACCACTATCTAATTCTTCTAGCAAGTCTTTTCTACGAAAACTTATTTTTTGATTTTGCACATAATATACAGGTCTTGTTAATCTACCTCCATCAGTATATATATAAATTTCATTTCTTTTGTAATCGAAAGATATACTTGTAAATACTGGAAGAATACCATTTCTTCTATATAATTTTAATAGATTTGTCAGTTCAATAGGACTATCTATGGTACCAATCCAGCTACCATTTACAATAATTTTAGTACTGAATCCTAATTGCTCGGCATTGCATTCCAATAGAAGTCGCATAGGTGTATTCCTTCTTAACCATTGAATAATAGGGTTACCAGAAAAACCACTAGTAATATGAGTGCAAATAGACATATGTTTATGTAGACCAATATTTGCTCCATCTGGCGTATCAATTGGATCAATAAATCCCCATTGTGATGAATTTAGCAAACGAGGACCCACTACTTTAGCACTAGAATCCATAGGCAAATTAATTTTTCGCAAATGTGATATAAATGAATACCAACTAAGACGATTTAAATCTTGAACAACTCCAATGCGTTTTGTATGCGATTCTGACCCCCAATTTCCTTTAAATGCTTTTTTAAACCCTTGTTCGACAATTCTATCTTTAAAAAAAGATTTAAAATTGGCTTCAATCAACCCGATAAAATTGTCTTTGTATTTGTTTCCCTCTTTTTCCCTTTTTTCCTCCTTTTCTCCTCTTTCCCCTCTTTCCCCTTTTTTAAATTGTTTTTTTTCTTTTCTAGAAAATGTTTCATCTTCTTTATATTCACCTTTGTGATAATAATATTCTTCGTCAATTTTTCGTGTAATATCTTTTTTTTGTATTAAATAATACTCTCTAAAAAGATCATAAAGGAGAGAACCAGAAAGTTCAACACGTTTAAAACGGAAATTATCACGATCTGTGGGTTTTTCTTCTTTTGTATAGACTTTTAATAATCGATTTACCATGTATCCTAAAAAATAGGCTTTTTCTAGAAAATTAAGCTCGCCAATATGTGGTAAAAAATAATCAGAGAGAATTTCAATGACACCAGAAATTGTACCTCGTTTTGTTAATTCGGCAATAAATTCTAATGCGTTTTGCTGATTAAAAAATTTGTTTGCATCATGAACAGAAGGAATAAATAAATCCACATATGCATTTTCTTCTTCTTTTGAAAGATTTGTAAGAAGACATGTTTGTATAATATCTTTATCCGAAATGACTCCAAGAGCACGCATTAAAATAAACAGAGGAACTGGTTTTTTAACATTTGGTATTGCAACTACAATTTGATTGTTACTTAAAATGGAAGAAGGTGCTACTATTTTTACGGAAGTCGTTCTAATGGGCTTGGAAGAGTCTTCCGATACAGAACGAATTTCCGCGGAATGACTATATATTTCATCTGGGTCTTTGTATGCTCGAATATACAACAAATTATCCGCAAATTTTTCTTGGGATATGATGACTTTTTCTTTTCCCTCAATAATAAAATATCCACCATAATCATTGCGACATTCCCCCATATTAAATCGGACTTCTTTGTTTAAACTATTTAAAATACATAAATCTGATTGAAGCATAATAGGAAAACGACCCAAAAATATTTTTGGTAAGAGTAAACTATGATTTTTAACTTCGTCGCCACTATAATAAATAAATTCTACTTCTACATCATAATGTATGGTTATTCCGTATGTCATATTTCTTAATCGCGCATCGTTTGGAAACATATAATGCGAATGGTTGTCGTCATAAATTACAGGCTTACCATAATAAACTTTGGATCCATCTTTGCCGCCTAAATAAAGTAAACATTCATTTCTTTTCTCTGGATCTGATCCTTCTTCTTCCCTCTCAATGAATCGAATAGGATTGTTTTCGTGTATGATACGTCCAATACCATTCTTGAAAAAATCATTATAAGATTCTAAATGATGAGACACTAAACAAGATGGATTGTCTTTAAAGTATCTGTCAATTAGTTTCCAAGAAATACTATCTTTGTCTATTTCTTTAGGGCTTTCTTCTTTTTGCATATTATATAATAATCATATTTTTTTATACCTTTTCCAAATTTATATTCCTTTTTCAAAGTTTTTTCTTTTTTACAGATTTTCTAGACTTTTTAGATTTTCTAGATTTTTTTAATTTTCTACTTTTTCCTGCAGTTTGCGAAGTTATAGGTGGTAATAGTTTTACTCCTTGTAATGGTTTTGACGATGCATATTTTTTAGGAATTACAGGATTTAATTTTAGTTCATCAACAATTGTTTTAAATGTATACAATCTTGTAATATTTTTAAGAGGTATTTTTGTTTCTATTGAATTATTACTTGTAAATTGTATATCTGTACAATATATTGCAGCTTTTAAATTCTGGATAATTATTTCTTTTACATCATCAGTAAAACCAATAAACAATCCACAATATGAATTTGACGTAAATGGCCCTCGATTTAAAAAAGTTTTTTTAGTTTTATCCTCTAAAAATAATGGTGTATTTTTAGGTAACAAATGTAATTTATATTTATCTATATCTTCAAAATTTGTACTCATTTATATAATAAAAATATTATATAAATTTTATTCCATGTGTTTCATTGTTTTTTGTTTGTTTGATTTATTCCCTTTTTTTGTCAATCTAAATTTACTTTTTGTATGGCTGGATTTTCCATAACTATTATCAATTGTAAATGTAGTCCAAGGTTCGCTAGGTCTGTCTTTTATATAAGGAGCAAATATTTCATATTGTCTATGTTTTTTTATAAATTCGGATGTTTTAAATGCCATACCGCAAGAGTTTCCCCATATGCCATCAAATGACATTTTTTTTGCTAGAGCAGTATCACATACAACACCATCAACTGCGCCTCTTGGTGCAAATGGTTTTGGACGTCCCGGATCCGACATAAATTCACGCGCATCCAAATCATAATGCGAACAAATTGTTCTAGAACATGGATTTTCTTTTTCCAAATAAACATCATAGTGATCTGCAATAATTTTTTTCGCCACATCAATGTCAATTTTACCTTTATATTCATCCATCAAATCACCTAGACGAACCAATCGTGCTCCTTGATGGCGTCTCACATCATAAAATCCTGTATTATTACATTCTAAATTGCGAATTCGTTGATCATAAGGAGCATTAAATCCAATAAAAAATCCGTTTTTGGTTCTCTCTGTATTATGATATTTAAGACCCAATTCTATACGAAGAATTTCATTTGTGTTAGTATCGCCAAATAACCATGAGTTCGCATAATCTCCAGAATTTTCGTGTAAAAGTATTTCACAATATTCATCTAAAGTATTACCATATTGCATGGCTTTTCTTATTCTATAACCGATTGGCCAACGTTTTTCATAAGGATAAAACCCTCCAATAGTAGTTTCTGTTCCAATAATACCTTTTGCAGTGACAAAAAAATCGGATCCACTCCAAATACAGCAAGGACTTGTTTGCATAATAAATCGATGGCCTTTGTCTGGATTTAAATCCAAAACAACATTCAAATATTGACCATCTGGATATTCAACAAATGAATTGTGTGCGCAAACAATTTTACCATCTTTGGTCCAATCGCCAACGGCCATAAATGCGCTACATAGATCTTTTGCTCCTCCTTCCTTAGCAGTAGCATTTTCAGATTTTGTAGAATACCAATAAGGAAGAGACATATAGAAATTCCAAGCAATAATTTCGTCAATGTTTGTTTTACATCCACCCGCATTACACCCTTCTGCAATTCCTTCCATTTCTTCATAAAATTCGCCAAATTCACGTTGTGTCGTTTCTTTAAAATCATCATTAATTTCCTTAATAAAGTACTCCCATGGCATACCATAAGTTTCCATTATGAGAAAATTTAATAAATTTTGTATTTCTTTAAATTCTTTGGCGCATAAATATCCATATGCATATCCACGTTCTTTTGGTGCACCCTTGATAGAAATATATTTCCATCCATTTTTATCATAAGATATTCCATTTTTTATTTTTGATGACATATATATATATCCACTTTTAAAAAAATCCACTTTTAAAAAAAGTGGAGCAAAAACAATAAAATTTTTAAAATAAAATGGAAACTATTTTTGCTCCACTTTTTTTAAAAGTGGATAAAGT